TTAGTCGCCAAATCATTCATATAGTAGGTGTTGGTGTCATTGAACGGCACTCGGAATTGATAGTTAGTGACCGCTCCCGCCGCTGCTAATTGATACCAGCCTCCAACCAAGTTACTCAGCACAAAATAACCATTCCCGGCGAATAGGTATTGAGCATTGGTCGTGTTCGGATACAAGTCAGTCACCCGTCCGAATGTCGTTTGTGGATTAACATAACCTGAAATAGAGAATGGAGTCAGGGTGAGTTTCGGCGCTGTCGGCACTGAGAATTCGTCCTGCAAGCTGCCTGTCACGTTAGCGGCGAGTGCTCCCGTGACAGGCATGAATAGCGCAAGTAAACACAAGAAAAACTTGCGCGTAATCGATTTAATAACAGAGAACATTTTGCAGGGCTACAAAATTTACAGCCCGGTTTTAGTCGAGTAGCTCACCATCAAGTTAGTGGCAGTCAGGACCGCGCTGCCATTGTTAGTGAATGCGATGTTATTAATCCTGAACAGCATATATCCACCCACGTTCAAGTTTGTAGAGACATACGCCATTGCTCCATTGGTAGTGCCTGTATTTGTGCTCATCACACCGCAATATGCAGCTGCCTTACTTTGTAGACACAATGTAACCAATGGTTGCCAGTCTCCTAACCCTGTGCTCTCGTCGATCTGACACGTCATACCGTAATTAGTTCCCTGCAACGCATTTGAATTGACGATTTGTCCGCCGAATGCAAATGTCACGTTCAGCGATTTAGCTGCTCCTAAGTAAGGGACTTGCGCCCCTGTAGCATAGTTTGTGTTGTATGCCGTGTTGGTGAGATACCCCACATTTGTGTAGTAGTTCACTGCGTTACTGACCACATCCCCAAACAACACAAGTCCTCCGTTCAGGCTGTAGAAGTTGCTGATCGAATAAAACGGCATGTTAGGTGCCGTATTCGAGAACATATTATTCGTGTAGATGGTCTGCGCCTGGCCTTCTAGCAATACCGCCAGCATGGCCACGAGACTGAGTAGGACTGTTTTGATCATTTTCATATTTTTACTCTCTGTTATTTGTTGTTTTTGTTGATGACTAAAGTTTTGGGTTACTTTCCTCTGCGCTTGGCAAGACGTTCCGTTTCCGCTTGTTTGCGAGCTTCTTCCGCTTCGCGCTCTTCCTTCGCTTTCTTCTCGATCTCACTTTGCTGCAGTAAGTCGAGGTTCTTCTTCATTACTTCCGGGGACTTGCCGCAAAATGCTTCGCGGTGAGCGTCGTGAAGCTTGTTCAATCTATCCACTACCTTTGTCCGCTCTGCTAACTCCTTTTCAATAGTATCCCGTTGCGCGGTAGCCTGGCGTTTAGCGCCGTCCTCATTGGATTGTAAAGCAGAGGCATCCATCTCAGCCGCAGCTTTGGAGTTAGCTTGCGCCTGTTCCGTTGTAACAAACTTTTTACGGCTGAATATCTCCGTAGTGTCATCACAGCGATGCAACTGAATTTCTGCCAGTTGGTCATTGATAGGATGCTCCCTCACCAACCGTTGCCACTCCATAATCTTGTCTTCATGGGCAATCTCTGGAGCGCCAATCATAAACCATTTTTCGCTGCCGTGTTTCCGACCGATAAAAATACTTCTCATGTTTCCTTTAAGTCGGCGGGCAGTTTTGCAACATTGCAAAATTGCCCGCCATTTCGTGTCATTTTAGATTAGGTTCCTTGTGCCACGAGACGCGCCAAGGCCGCTTGTTCACCAAGTCCAGAGCCGTAGTTGCTCTCGACGATCTGCACATCCTGTGAGTTGATCGGCTGGCCAAAGTATTTATACTCAAACACAATGTCAGTTTGATCGTCCGCGATCACGTCGTAACTCACCATGAGTTTCAGTTCACCAGGAGCCGGTAGAATTGGAGCAGTCGCCACCAGCACGGCTGACGGATAGGCTATCCAGCCAATCAAGTTACCATCCGCAGTAACAGGAATACGAGGATTCCCGATGGTATCCGCGAACCCGTAGAGTCCACCCACGCGGCCTTCCCGGATCACTCCGGTATCACCAAGGTTAAGGAATGCTTTCAAAGCAGGGTCAGTGGTGAGGTTCGTGTAGTAATCAGTTCCGATTACCAAGGTGCGCATCCCTTCCGGCCAGTCCTTCTTTTCCGCGACGCCACGGAGTGAAGCGATAGAATTGGAATCAAAATTGGAAGGACTACCCGCCCAGACAGCGTTACCGAAGTTAGCTTTCAGCACCCAAGCCGTCGTGACGTCAGTAAGAACATCCAACGCCAACTGCTCGACGCGCATCGTAACCAATCGCATAATGTCAACCCAAGGCTGACGGCGCAGCAGATACGCCGTGTAAGTCAGGGCTTGGTAAGCCCGACCGATACCGGGGACTTTCGCTGCTGATCCTAATCCGCCCACAGTAATTAACTTACTCAACCCTGAGTCACTGCCAGTCAGTTGGTAGCCTTCTGATTGAATGAAAAGCTGTGACTGAGTGGTGTATAACGGATAGTAAGGCACGATCACCTGGTCAGTTCCTTGAAGATTCGGGATGCTGCCGAAGTTGTGCGCGAATCCTTCCAGAGGCCACAAGCGCCGACGGAATGCCCGCATGGATTCAGTCAGAATCACGTTTCGCTGTAAGTTAGTGTCAATACTCACGCTGCCGTAAGGACCCGCCGTGGCGTTCATACGTGCCGCGAGGGATGATCCTCTGCTCATGCGGGGCGCTGCTTTTTCCAGCCAGTCGCAAATGCGGCCGGTGCGAGTCGTTTCGTAAATGTCGCTGCCCGGCTGTCCTGGCACCGTTCCGCAAACCTTGTCAATCATTCCACGGAGCATGACTGAGTTGGCGCGGGCGCAAGTAGAAACGGCTTGGCGTCCTTCGAGGTCGTGAATGTTTCCACCGCGCATACCGTAATACAGCACTTGACGGTTGTTGCGAAATCCCTTGTCAATCTCGATAAAGTCGGTTGTTTCTCCGACATAGGAGGTGACAGCTTCGTAGCCGGGAGGATTGCTGCGCAGCACTTCAAGTTTGTCAAGAATTTCGGGAGTGGTAACGGCCTGGTCAATCCACCAATCGCGCTGCGCCGCCGGGATTTGATCGTTGACAATCAACTTATCAACGCGAAGTGAGATGTTCAATCGCGTTTCAGCCTTGGCTCGTTTTTCCAAAGAGTCGAGCCTAGCCTGCACTTCCGGCGGCAGGACTGACACGGCAGGAGTCGGCGCTGCATTAGTTGGCACCGGCGAAGGTGCAGGAGTAGGGATGACAGGGGTTTTCGGTGCGGTAAGGAGCCGCACTTGTTCAACCAACCATGCGTCTGTCGCATTGTCAGTCACGGTTACGCCTCGCTCCTTTAGCAAGGCAATCATTTGATCTCTATTCATAAGGATACGAGGGTTCACTGAGTTGCGCACGATTTTGTTAAACTTCGCGGCCTTGGCAGGAACGTGCTTGAACCTGCTAAGGTCAAATTGATTTTTGACAGGATTGGCTTTTGGATCTTCCGTGGCTTCCTTGTCTTCAACTAACTCATCACAGAAATTGTTTGATTTACACTCCTCGCCGTCCATCCACGTCTCCGCATCCATGATGTTCATGCAGACAGTGAGTGAGTTTCCGGTTCTGTCACTATACATTTTAGCTATGGCCCGGTCGTGAGTGTCAAGAATTGCGCTTTCTTTGGCCATATCATCAGCGTTTCCGATAATCAAAGATGACGATTTGTGCGCCATTTGCATCGAGAAATTATTCATAATCCGGCGTTTGCCAGCCTGAAATACCGCCGACGCTGCCGATGCTGCCAATCCTTCAACCTTGGTATCAACATTACCATGCTCTTTGATGGCGTTGTGAATCGCCATTGCATCGTAAACATTTCCACCGGGTGAATGAATACGGAGTAAAACCCGCTTGCCTTTCATTCCGGCCAACTGTCCTTTGAAAGCCTCGGCACTAACTCCCGATTCCCCAAAGTAGTCAGTCCCGATCATGTCAAAAATCATCATCTCACAATCGTAATCCGGCTTCCCTTCGTAATCCGGAATCTCATTCCCTACTGCCGGGACTGCCACTGACAACCATTTATTGACTACCTTGCGAATTAATTTTTTCATGTCGGTATCACCTTTTTCTTTTCCGGTTTAGGTTTCGGCGGCGTTACTGGATTTCCATCCTCGTCAATACTTGGATTAGGAGCATCCTCAGTTGACTTGCCGGGGAGTAGTAAAGTGAGTTTCTTACTGCGGATGTATTCACGCTCAATTGCCGCCTCATCAACTTTCTCGCGCCAGTCATCTCCACGCTGCCCCCATTCGTCCTCATGAGTCGTGAGCAGGCCTCCAACGTTAGCCAGTGAGGCTTGTGCGTTCCTACCTACATCGAAGTTAGGAGCACGAGGCGCGAATACCTTTACCCTGCGCCAATCCGCTGGCGGGTCAGCTACCCGCACATCGTTATAAATTGCCCATCCCATGAAATAATCCCATACCTGCTCGTAGAATTGCCTCCACTTGCGACCGCGTTTAATGGCAAGTTGTGTGTCAATATCAGATTCCTGCCGAATAGCTGTCCCTTGGTCGTTGTCGGAGAATTGAGGAAACACCATGCTGATTGAAGGACCGAGTCCGCCGCAAATAACCGTCATTAGAAACATCCAGTATTCCCTGCTTGTAACGGTAGGACGATTATTCATGTGCTGGTCAAGCTTTTCACCTACGCGTAAATAAAGCGTTCTTCCACCTAATACTTTTTTAATGAAGTTCGCCCGCTCTTCAAATCGCTTTTCAGGGTCTTGCTGCTGGCTCTTAAGCCCGATGCCTTCCTTATTCCGCATTTTGGTCAGTTCTTCTGCTGTCGCCTGGCCAGCGGCATTCGTCACAATGCTTGACTTTTCCGCGCCGTCAATCGCCGCTTTCATCTCCAGTAATTGCAAATCGTCCAGAGAGTTAATCATATTGATTGTCGAGTAGAAGCTGGATATGTAACGCACCTGGCCGATGCGTTGCGCCTCTCCGATCTGGATTAGCGCCTCGACTGGAATCATGGTGTAACTCGAATCAAATTCAAACATCCCGAATGAATCCCTAACATAGAATCCTTTGACTCTCTTTGATGGTCTGTTAGGCACTGACTTGTCACTGCTCGGAATGATAATTTTCTCCATTTGAGCACCATCAAGAATATCATCGGGATTATCGTTCCACTGCGTAAACGGAGTCTCTACCCGGTGCCCCTCGATGAATTGCAAGCATGGTCTTTGACCTACCACGCGGCCTTTAGACGCTTTAATCTCACTCTCAAAGAATGGGCGGCGTGTTTTAAGCGCGAATATTTCCCCGTCAGTTCTCTCGCATCCGTGGCAAATATGGGAATAGGTTACAAGGTCTTTGTCACGGTCTAAACCGGCATTCTGACAAAGCTCATGGAAGACGATTTTTGCGCGCTTGTTCCATTCCTCATCGCTTGACATTGGGGATAAATGCAATCCCTTTGCTCCAACCGTATAAGCCTCGTCCACGGCGAGGATGCGTGTGACCATCGGATTGTTCTCGCGGAAGTAACGCGCTTTACGGAGTAGCTCTCGGCGAGTAAGGAATGGCGCGTCAAGCCTGGCATCCTGGACGATTTGAGGAACATAGGAACGGGTCCCGTCAGTAAACGGAAATCCACCTTCAAAATAGTTTTCCCGATTTGGATAGCCTTGGTTCGCATTTTTAACCTCCATGACTTGACGCGCCATTTGGCTTCTCAGCTCAAACATTGAACCGTTGGCAGCTATGCCGTTGGATTTTCGGTTAAAGAAGTTCACCAGAGTAAGTGATGCAGGTCCGCATCGTTATCCGTTGGCAGCAGGCGCAACAAAGTTAAATCGTTGTAGTGTTCCGTTATCGTGGCGCACCAATTGGAACACAACATCTTATTGACTATGGTTTGATCCTGGCTTGAGTCTCCAATCGCTGGGACTGCTGCTATTGTGCCTTCATGGATTAACTTCTGGACGGCCGTGTTGTAAGAAAAGAGCATTTGAACCCACAAATGCCGCGCATCGTCCTGAGTGAAAGTCTTACGGAAGTCCGGCATCAGGAATGAAACACTCCTGCCGTTGCCGCTCGTGGAGATAACAGTCAGCCCAGTTTCCCCGTTGCTATACTGATTAATTATCGCAGCCCGAATTATGGAAAATAGAGACACAGTGTTGTCCTGTGCCTTCCAAAAGGCTGTCTGTAAGAAGCCTGCTTTGTCGTCACCTGTTATCAATGAGTAAATTTAATACTCAATTAATAACTTAAGCTAGTGGGGTAGAAGCCGTTTATAGCCGTTTATAGCCGTTTATAACGAGTTTGATTGATTTTTTATACTATT